ATGGCGACATCAGCCACCTCAAAAATTACTCTGTGGGAATTTTTCCAGCAGCTCGGCAAAACGTTTATGTTGCCGGTCGCCCTGCTCTCCTTTTGCGGCATTATGCTGGGGATCGGCAGTTCACTGAGCAGCCATGACGTCACCACCCTGATCCCCTTTCTGGCGAACCCGGTTTTACAATCCATTTTCGTCTGGAGACTATTAAGTCTTTTAACGAAGTGGCTTGATGTTGGATTGATGTGCGGTAACTTCAGCTATGTTGCCGCGATACGGTTTGTCATGTGCAATGAACTAACGTCGTTTCGCGGTAACTTTATGCCCCACCCATGCCCCATTACATCACCGGGCAGTCGTCGAACTCACCCGAGCGCGCATCGTTGATTATATCGGTCCTGTTCACGCCGGGTTCGTTACTGTTGCGCCATCGACACCGCACGATGTGTGGGATGGCGTGGCGTGGGTGACTGACACTGCGGCACAACATGCTGCTGACGTCGCTGCCGCAGAACAGAAAAAATCCGCTCTGCGAGCAGCAACTGATGCTGAAATCGCGTGGAGGCAGGATGCAGCAGACGCCGGAATAGCGACGGCAGAAGAAGCCGCCGCGCTGGCTGAATGGAAAAAATACCGGGTGCTGCTGATGCGCGTAGATACTGCCAATCCCGTCTGGCCTCCGCAGCCCTGACAAAAAGCCGCTTCGCGCGGCTTTCTCTTACATCCCAAGTGCAAGGTATGTGTAGCTGTCGATGTTGCTTGCCGTACCGCTTCCTCCCCAGCCATAGAGGCTGAACCCGGTTAGCGTGTAATTAACGGACGTTACATACCGATTATCCGCTGTGATTTTATGCGGCAAAACGATAAACGGGGTGACGTTGAACGGCTTTTTAAACCGTACAGTAGCGTTGGTCGCCTGAACAGAACCGCTCCCCCATTGCAGCAAAAATCTTCCTGGCAATTCAAAGTAGCCATTGGCCTCCAGTAACCGTTCTCCAAATCCAAGGTATGTGAGAATGTCTGCAATAGTACCTTTCCCGATAATATCTCGGCCTACCTGAGTGAGGTCGGTCAAAGCTGCAGTATCATTCCCGTTGAAATACGGTAATTTATTCGCAACGCCCACTAACGCGGCTAACGCCGTCAATGTAGGATCCAGCGGCTGGAAGTTCCCAAGGATGTAGGACAGCGTTCCGGCCGTCATCATGTTTGCCGCAATGTCATTTGCTGACCACGCACGCGCAGTGGTTCCTTCCTGCGCTCGCTGGATAGTAAAGACATCACCAGCCCGGGCAGTAACATGAACAATCTCCGTAAGAGAACCGGTTGCAGCATCAATAATCGTCAGTTTAAAGAAACTTGTTCCTGCTACCGGAGACGGGAAAAGCGTTCCTGTTCCAGTGCTTACGGTAAGAGATGTTGCCGTTGAGCTAATTCCGGCCGCAAGCACTGTCTGGGCATTGTTAGCGGCTAAAAGAGATAGTGCCATTTTTCCTCCGGGATTTTTGGCAATAAAAAACCCCTCCGAAGCGAGGTTTGTGGATATCCCGAAAATTCGGGAGATTGGCTGATATCTCAGCCGATTAAAACATCTTGCGCAAATCAATACCGAACACAGCACTCCATGCCTCAGCAGGCCATGATTTAACGGTGCCGTAGGTTTCGTCAGGTACGTCTTTGGGTGACATGCCGTTAGCTGCACACCATTTTTTCAGCGGCCAGTGACTATACTTCTGTTCTGTAACTCGCTGGATAGCTTTGATGGTTGCGTGTTTCTGGCACTCGCCGAGTTTTTCAGCCAGCGCGTTAGCTTTGCGTTTTGCTACTGAAGCTGTTGCCATTGCGGTGGCTTCGCGTTTCTCAGAAATCCAGAGCTTCTCTTTAACTGCGCGATCGCGTTGCTGTTCAAGTTGGCGGTTCTCCTTAACCTTTACCAGCAAGTCTTCAAGAGCCTGCTCATATGTCTGAGGGAGCGTACTTTTAGGCTGAGGACGGAAGTAAGCATCCTCCAGTTTTTCAAAAAAGCCCCACGCTTCGTCAGTATCGACAATCTTGGACATGCGAGCTGCGCCCTTTTCAGCCCAAAAAACAATCGAACGCGCCTTGCTCGAAATTTGTGCGTGACTATTAGTCACTCGCAAATTCTTCAGTTCTTCGCCTTTGATAGTGAAGATATGAGTGCCCTCAATGAAGCGGCTGGCGTTGCGCGACAAGTTTTTCCGAATATTGGCCTCGTCAGTACCGTAACCTTTAGCTAGTGTTTCCGTTGTGACCACCCGAACGCCAGACCATTCGATTACTGGAAAGGTATCAGGATCGACAACCGGATTTGTATTTGCTACATTTAAAGCAGTTGAAATTGATTGTTGCATGTAAGACTCCAGTCAATGATTAACGTAGGCCGCCAGCACCCACTGGCGGTTTTTCTTTACTGCAAATAACGCTGATTATTTTTTACCCCTCCTTTTTTATTGCCTTTCCCCTTCATGCTCATTGTGTACATCCAGAACATGCTCATCGTCCCGTTAAGATGTTGTGCCATCTTCGGGTCGAAAACGGTAATCTGCTCTTTGGCTTCATCCCACGTGCGGCAGATAAGTTCGAGATTGGTGATGAGGTGATTGCTTGCAGGCAAAGGTAACTGCTCAATTTGGCGATCCAGAATATCCAGCACCCAGCGGCGGAATTCTTTGGCAACCGGTGTGCGGGCAAACATTGCCAGCAGGTGAGCGCCACGAAGAGAGAAGACGCGTACTTTCATACGGCGAGAAGTACCGTTGATACCATTGGTCACCGATTCAATGACCATTGTCATTCCGGGAGAAAACTCATCGCTATACTGGTTAAAGAGGTTAGTAACTGATTTGGTGCTGTTGTAATGAAGTGCCTTCGCAACATCCGCAGAAGTAAGCCAGATACCCGACATATCTGATACTGGAGTCAGGTTGATACCGTGGAAGTTCATTTCTGTTTTAGCTACAATGTTCATGTCGATATTTCCTGCAAGGTTATTTTCGATAGAGGCCCGGTTAGTGTTAGCGCACTCCCGGGCTTCGCTGTTTTTAACGACCATTTGCAACCTCTTCACGAACGCCTTTAGCCAGCAAGCGGACGATTGCAGAGTTAATAGAAATACAATCCATCTCTGCCAGACGGCGGACTTCATCATTTAAACGGGAAGGCAAACGCAGGTTGAGCTTGATATTCTTACGCTCGGTATAAACAGCATCGTTCATGCTAATCTCCTTTTGGGGCCAAGTTAACACCTGATATTAATTTAACACCATTGCTGACTATGTCAAGTTGGCCCCATAATAAAACAATAGATTTTTTTTGAGGTCACCATGAGCAAGTACCCTAGCCAGATGCAAGACAAGTTTAATCTTCGCTTTCCTGACGGGATGCGTGACGCTATAGCTGAGCGGGCGAAGAAAAATGGAAGATCAATGAACTCAGAGATAGTTCAGATTCTGGAAGATGCCCTTTTTACCCATCCGGTCAGGGTCACAAGCGAGTTTAACATTGATCTACACTCTGAAATTCCCGGAGATGATGACAAGATAACTATGCCCAAAAAACAGTTTCTGGAGATGGTTGATAAGTCCGTTCAGCAAGCGATTGAAGCAACAGCAGAAGATATGGCAATAAAGATGGCAGAGGCGACACTGGACTCTTTGTCAGAGCGGTTTGACTTTGTGCCAAAGAACAAAAAACCCACCTGATGGTGGGTTTTAAATTACGCCTTCTTGCAGTCATACATTTGAAACCTTACGGCATCATCCAAATATTCATAGTTGCGGATATATCTACCACCAAGAATCTTAGTAAATATATATTTATTATAAGTCGTAACAACGTAACCAGCACCATCATATTCGGCAATGAATGTTTCTGTACGACTGTCAGAAATTGCAGTCCTTAGTCCAGATGTTGGCTCTGTGACTTTTAAAGTGGGAGATATAATCTGGCTTCCATTTGAAAAGATAACGCCAAAGTTTGTTACATTATCCTTAACTCCAGCCCGTAACCCGCTATCAACCAAACTTTCGACAGGGTTTATAGCCACCTTGCAATAAAATAGATCACCTTTTTTAACTGGAGTTTTCTTTTTTCTTTCTTCAATTGATTTTTTTGTCCACTCTTCAGCCTCTTTCCTTAGTTTTTCCTGTCCATCATTTTCATCAGCATTTGGATGGCTAACACTCGTTAGACTGACATTTTCCGCATTTCCCCCTTTTGGGTTCGATACGCAGCCAACAATAAAAAGAGAATACCCAATAATCACAAGTAATTTTTTCATGTTTTACCAGATCACCAATCAATGTTAGTTGATTGTACATTATCTATCCAACAATAGTCACCGTTACTGGCTGATAAAACGGCATGTGAAGCAGGCCACTGTCAAAAGCCTGCTTGAACAGCGAAGCATACTCATACTCGTTGCTTTTGATGAGTATGCTTGACCTGTTGTTGTACACCCCGCTGTTAAAGGCCTGGGTATTGTAGAGCGATGAATCAGTCAGTTTCCTGAACCCCTTGATGATTGAAATGCTCGCGCCACCACCGGAAAATAACACCGATATACTCCAGTGCTCGTCGTTAGTGACGTCAACGCCGTCAACGCCCGTCAGGAATCGCATAATGCGCCGCTTTAGCCAGGGTATCGTAAAGTTGAAACCATCTCCTTTGTAGAAATTCCACGTCATTATCCGTTTAAACAGGTCGTCAGAAACAACGACCTGCTCAGACTGATTTATCACTTTGCGGGTGTTGAAAGGAGCGCTGTTAAACGTGAGTGTGTTGAATGGGCCGCTAATAAGCTGGCGACCGCTCGACAGCACCGGCGGCTTTACACCATAAATTCCACGCGCTATCCACCTGAGCTGATCGCCAGCATTGTAACCGCCAACGAATATCGGCAGATTTGCGTTCTTCATCCAGTCATAAACATTCTTTGCCATCGTGTTATACGCAGTGACAAAAGCCCGGATATTGTCATCATCATTGTACTGCGTGTACAGGTACGATCGGATAATATCCTCAAGCATCTCATGCTCCGTCAACGGTTACGCCATCCGACGCAATATAGAAATAACTGAACGGGTCGCCGCTTATGATGTTAGTGTTTGGGTCAGGGTCAGTAATAAACCCGTTAATCGTTACAATAACATTCAGCTTGGTAATTAAACTCATATCAAGAACGGTATTAACCGACTGAAGGAAAGTATCTTTCAGGTTATTAATGTTCAGTGGCTTACCAGCATAAATACCGTTTATGTACTGAATAACAGGCGCTGATACCAGCGACAACACAGTTGCATCGGTAAGGTAGTTAGCACCTTCGGTTCCCCATTCAAATCTTATCGTTACCTGCTGCTGTAGAGGAATTACTACCGGGATAAAGTAGTTATCCGGCCAGTCATTAACCGTAACCATGTTATTTCTGACGTTCGGAGTTACCTCTCCGCCACTCATCCATGGACCCGCTGCTGTGGTGTTGATTCCGATTGAAAATGTATGCGGCGTAAGAACCGTCGCCGTCAGCGGTACGTTATTAATTCCTGACATACCGTTCACGCCAGTGATATTTATCACCTGTCCACTGGTAAGGCCATGGGTGATCCCTGTTGTCACCACGCCAGGGTTAGCATTCGTGATGCCCGTAACGTCTACTGTCGTCCCTTTCAGCCTGCTGATATCGCCAGCTGAATTAAAAATCGCCCCAGCCATTTCATAAATATCGCCGCCGCCGCACATGATTATCCAGCTATTCCCGCTCTGAACAACTGATACCAGGCGCGCCTGAACACCGTTCACATCCGTGAGCTTCTGGCGGATAAAGCCAGGGTAGCCCTGAACAGTTGACATTTGTGCTTCCCACACGCGATCACGAAACTGATAGTTGGTTTCAGGCTCCAGCCCCGGAACACCAGCCACAGGATTGTTGCAGGTAAGAGTAATGTCATCCGGAACACTGGTGATTATCTGGTTAACCGTCCCGACCGGCACTGCCCACGAACCGGTAATGGTGGCTGTGCACGTTGCCTGAGAAGATACACCTGTTGTAGGAATAATGGTGGCGTCATTTAACGTATAAGTATATGTCCCGTCAGATACCATAAAACCCTGCGGAACGGAAAATCCAGGCGGACCATAAAACTGTACCTGGACAGTTGTCGAACCCTTAATTTTTTGCGGCGCAATACCGGCCTGTTGGGCCAGCAGGTTGAGCATGTATAAATTGGCTTTAAGCGGCCCGACGGAGTTAATAAGGTCAACCCTCGCCTGGTCGCAGATAACCAACGCGCCAACGTCTGTACTCACGATATCTTCAATCAGCGATCCGGGTAACTCGGTGGTGATGCCCGGAGACAGTTGCACCGCTATTGACACCAGTTGCTCGCGCAGACTTTCGGGGGTTTGCGGTACAGGGCCAGCAGCTGTGTAGCTAACCGATAAATCACTCATACGTTCACCGTCGCAATAATTTTCGAACCGGCGTTGGTTATCGCCGAGATGTTGTAAACAGGCGGATCATCACTGACCAG